CCCCCCCCCAACCGGCGCCCCCGGGCGGCCCCCCGCCCCCGCCCCCGCCAGCCGGTCCACGTCCCGGACCTCCGGGAGCGGGGCGTAGGTGGCGGAAATGCTCATGGGCGTCCCTGCCAGAAGTCCCGCCATCCGCCCGCAGTAGGCAGCAGCTGCGAGTTTGTCGGTCTCGCCGATGTCGATGCCGCCCGCCGCAAAGTTGACGATGGCCTCGCTGTCCGCCGCCAGTCCCGCAAGCACCGCCTTGTAAATGGCGTGGTTGTCGCTGCGCTGGGTGGTGATCCAGGTCTTGATCACGCCCGCCTCCGTGGTCGTCAGATCGGCAGGGCCCGCCAGATAGTCAAACTGTTGGGTGGCCAGCCAATTGAGGGCGGCGCAGCCCGCAATGATCACATCGTCCACGTCGGTGATGTACAGCAGCACCTTCTTCGGGGGCTTCACATAGCCAAAAAACCGCCCGCCGCACCGCCGCCTGATTGGCTGCGCCCAGGGCAGTGGGGAGCTGAGACGGCGCGGTGAGGGTATACGTCTTGTCCGCAAGGGCCGCGTCCCGCAGGATCAGAGCCACCGTCCCCTTCTGGGAGCGGGCCAGCGCCGTAGACGCCGCCTGCTGAAATGCAATGTTGATGCTGGGCATTGTCAAAGTGCTCATAATGTCGTGTCCTCCTTTGTTTTCGTTGTCAGCGTCAGCTGCTCCATCAGGGGCAGCACCGCCGCAGGGTCAAAATCTGTCCGGCTGTAAGACAGGGACAGAACTACAAGGGTTTCCGTATAGTCGCAGTTGTGGCTGGAGGAGCAGCTGCGCACCTTCAGCGCCCGGTCTCCGGTCTTCAGGTAGCCCTTGGCAAACAGCCCCACGATGATCATGGTTCGCAGATCCAGCTCCGCAAGCTGGCTGTTGTGCCGCTCGTCCACCTCCACAAAGTCGGTGATTCGGTAGGTGTAAAGCAGCTCCACGCCGCCGGGGGAGACTTCCCCCAAAGCAATTCCGGTCAGCTCCACCATATTGCAGGCCCGGGCTGAATTTCGTGGTTTCAGATTGTCATAGACTGTCTCGCCGGGAAACAGGTCTTGCACGGTCGCAATCATAGCGGCGGTAATCTCTTTTGGTGTCAGCATTTCAGTGTTAACCTCCATAGATGGCGTCGGTCAATTCATCATCGAACTTCCGCAGCGCGTCTTCCGCCGCATCTCGTGCGACTTTATCCCCCTGCATCGCGGCCCAGCTATAAAACAGGTGTCCGCCGACATAGGTTCCGTTGCCCCGCAGGCGCGGCTGATAGCGCTTTGCCCGGCCGCTTGGCTGCCGGACTCCATGCCCCCGATCCAGATACCGGGTCAGGTCAGCAGAGGTCGTCCACTCCCCGGAGGATTTTGCCGCCTGTACCACCTCGTCCAACGTAGGGGACACCGCCGAATAATGCCCGCCGCTGCCCATGCGGATCTCCTGCCAGCGTTTGACTCGCCCGCATGGGTCCGTGACGCCCTGCCGGTCGATCTGGGCCTGAACTTCCCTCTGCGCAGCAACGGCAGCGGCATACAGGGCGGTTTTGATTGCCTCCGGAACCTCCTCAATAAAATCGCCCCAGTAATCCCAAAATTTATTCCAGGCCGTAAGATCAAGCCGACTGGACATCAGCAGTCCTCCTTCCTCTCGATCTCATACTCGTTTTTCCATGGGTCCAGCGTGTGACACACCTGCACCTCATAGTCCTTGCCGCCTGCCTCCACCAGGGATTTGGGAGCCAGTTCAATAACCTTTGGCGTCACCAATACGTAGGTCACCGTGGTAGTTGCCTGAAGACGCCCCTGTTCATGGCCCAGATACTTCTCCGTCAGGACGCCGGGGAACTTGTACCCCGCCGTGGGCAGATCCACATCCTTCTGGCACGCCACCGTTTCGCACAGCGCCGCCTTGACTTCCACCATGCCCGGCTGCTCCGTGTCGGCAATGGAGGTTAAAAAGCAAAACTGCCCGCGCCACAGAAAAGAGAGGCCCAGATTGATGCGGCTGGCCTTCCGCATGGTGAAGGTCACGCTCCGCGCCCCGATGCCAACGGTGGAAAAATAGCTTGCCCGGTCGCTCTGTACAGCTTTTACCCAGACTCCCCTGCCGCCTGCCAGCTCCAGGCATCCGCTGCCGCGTCATGGGTCAGCTCCCGGGCCTGTACCCGCTCGTTCAGGTCCCCCGCGCTGATGAAATCCATCACACTACCTCCGTCCCGGTGCCGGTGCCCAAATCGGGCACCGGCTCGGTGAGCTTCAGCTGATTCAATTTCTTCCGAAAGATCGGGTTTTCCGTCTCCGGCGTTCCGGTTACGGTTGTACCTCTGTGCTCGTAGCTATCCAGCACCAGTCTATTGACACACTGGTCATACTGGGCACGGCGGTCGGTTCCTTCCTTCGGCATGCTAACGCCGGCTTCGGACATATACCCGACCGCATCAGAATAAAACCCGGGAATCAGCACAGCCTCGCTTTCTTCCAGTAGATCAATTCTGCAATACGCCAGCAGCTCCGCCTTTCGTTCCGTCGTCAGCTCTGCCATGGCTTAGACCACCAGCGCCCAGTCGTTCATTGCCGGGCGATACCGAACAGGGCCGGACATGGTCGCTGCGCAGATCACAGCGGCGGCACAGTTGTGCTGGAACTTCACGGCGTAGTAGCCGCCGCAATCGGCAGTAACCCGCGCGGAGACCACAGCCACCGCAGAGGTCATGGCAGCGCTTGCGGTAAATACCTTCTCCGCCACCTTCTGGGCGTTGGTGCCGGAGCTGTCGTCTGCGGCGTACAGCGCCACCGTCAGCGTCTTGCCGCTGGCAATTGCGCCGGTGGAAACCAGAAATTCCACCTCGGACATACCGGCTGCAGAGAGATAGGACGTGGCCGTCTCGGTAGACGCTGCCACGGATGCGGGGGCCATAGCCACCGTGTGCTTCAGAGCTTCACAGATTCGTTCCATTGCAAGATCCTCCTTTTCGTTAAGCGCGGGTGTCCAGCGCAACAAACGGGCTGCGCTTCTTGGTGCTGTTCTTGATGGTCAGCGGCGCGTCAATTTTCGGCGCACCGTTGCAGCGCCACACAATACGGAAGCACTGCTGATCGGTGAGAAATTCCACGTGCATGGACCAATCCTGACGGGCGGTGCCCTTCATCAGCAGAATGTACTGGAACGGGTCAACCAGCAGGATATCGCCCTTGGTGCCAAGAGCCGCGCAGTTGTCATCAAACAGCACCGGCTTATTCAGCACCCGCTGCGTGTCAAAGTTTCCAAGGCCGCCCTCGGGATTCCACAGGAATTTGGCGGCGTTGCCGTTCTGGATCGAGAGATAAGGAAGTTCTTCCTCTGCGTCGGGGTGCATCAGCCAGCACAGGCGCTCCCGGTTCCGGGGCATGGCGCGGGCCTGCATCTTGATCGCATTGGCTCCGGTGAACGTTCCGGCAACCTGGTCGGTCTCCTTGGCAACGGAGATCAGCGCACCGGATCGCATAATGCCAAGGGGCTTGCCAATGCCGTCTCCGTTGATTACCCCCGCAGTCAGCAGCCGGTCGGCAGCCAGAGAGAAGCCCGTAGTCGCAAGGCCCGTCATAAACGCGGTGTCCTGCAGCATCTCGTCCGTGCAGTACATAAAGCCCATCATCTTTTCCAGATCCAGCCGCATCTCACGGGACTTGGGCTTGCTCGCGTCCACCGTGCCGCCTTCGGCCGCCCAGTGCATCTTGATTCCGCCGAATACGCTTTCGGAGATGTCGGTCTCATCGAAGCGGAGCCAGCGGGCGGAATTAGACGCGGAGGAGCAGGTGTACCGGTCCAGCCGGTTCAGCAGGGGGCTCTGCTGCACGGCGCTCTCCATGATCGTCCCGGCGAAGTCCGGCTGAATGGCAAACGCGCCGTCCTCACCGGTGCCGGTCCCAGTGCCCAGAACCACGTTGTTGATCTGCTTCAACCGCTTGTCCTGCGCCACGCCTTTCGTCTGGTCCCGGATCGCCCGCAGCTGCTCGCCGATGGAATCGAACAGGTGCAGCTGCTTCTTTTCGTCCTTGGTTTCAGGCTTTCCCTCGTCGTGCAAAATGCCGTCGTCACCCAGATCCTCCGGCTTCGCGTTCTTGTTGCTGGCGGCCATCAGCTTGGCAACAGAGTCAATGCTGGCGTTGATGCCCTCCATTTTGGCCGTCAGCGCGTCGACCTCCTCGAACTTGCCGTCCTTGACCAGCTGCTCGGACTGGTTTGCGAGCTCAGATTTCTGCGCCCGCAGCTCCGTGATTTTTTCCATGAAATCCATGTTGTTACCTGCCTTTCAAAAATTAATAACTTGCAAGCGACCTGATTTGAGCCAGGGCGCATCTTGCCTTTAATTGGGTCTGTGCGGATTCCTCCGCCTTGTGATCGGCGTAGCGCTTTCTCATGGCGGCCGTCACGCGGATGGTGTTTCCGCATGCCGCAACCAACGTTCCGGTTGTGCCCGATTCGGACACACCGTCCATCTGTACCACCTCGTCGATCAGGCCGTATTCCAAAGCCTGCGTGGGGGAAATAAAGATATTCTTGTCCATGAGCGCCACCAGCTCCTCCCGGGTCATGTGGAATCCAGCTCGGGCCATGTAGGTCTCGATCACGGCGTCGCGGGCATTTTTCAACTCCTCCGAATACCGTTGCATCTCCTGATAGTCGCCCTCATCGCCGCCGGATGGGTTGTGGTAACAAAGCAGCGCGCCCGGCTCCGACCGGATGGTATCGCACCCGGATGCCGCAATGGTTGCTGCGGATGCGCCGTAACCCTGATAGAGCGCCTCCGTGTGGCCGGAATAACGGCGTAGCATGGAACGAATCTCTCCGCCCACCGTCATGTCGCCGCCGGGGGAATTGATCAGCACGGTGACGTCCCCGCCTCCAGCTGCCGCCAGAGCCGCTGAAATATCCATAGGGGCTGTAATATCCCGCCATCCGCACCAGCGGGCAATGTCTGCGGTGTCGTTGTCCAGCAGCGTGCCGCGAATTGCAATGTCAGGCATTTAAGCATCTCCTTTCAAAACTGACTCCAACGAAGCCAGATTTTTGGTTGCAAGGAATTTCTGTCCCAGCCCTCCCGGAATGGGGTTGCGTTCCTCCAGTGCTCGGCACTCGTCTGGATTGTAAATGCTGGTAAAGACCATCTTCTGGTAGAAGCTCGCCCGGGCAGCATCGTCGCCCCGCAGCAGAACGGATACATTGCCCCGCAGATACCACCCCTCCTTCCGCTGATCGGGGGAAAGCAACTTATAGGTGTTTTCCTGTTCCCACGCCGTTACGTAAGGGACCAGCGTGTCCGTCACATAGTCCACACGCTGCTGGGAGTTGGAATCAAAGCTTTCCTTTCCGGTCTGCAGCATGTACTTCGGGATTCCGGTGAACCGGCTCACTTCCTCCACAGAAAAGCCACGGCTTTCAATGTACTGGGCGTCGCTCTGGTTCAGCCCGATAGGGTTGTATTTCATCTCATGGTCAAGCACGGCCACTTTGAAAGCATCGGCAGATGCAAATGTCTGAAATTCCTCTTTTATCTTGTCGCGGGTGTCCTTGCTGGCGTCCGTGTTCACTTCCACAATTCCGGAAATCCGCGCGCCGTTTTGATAGAATTTTTTGTTGTATCGCTGCGCCATGCCATCCGCCGCAATGACCTCTCTGGCCAGCTGCAGCATACCCCGGCCGTGGATGCCGTCATAGCTCTCAAAAAACAGGAAGGAGAGCTCGTAGGAGGCAAAGGTGCGCTGCACGCCATCCACGTTGTAGTCGTACCAATAAGCACCGGTATCCCGGTCTTTCCGAATGGTGCAGCACTCCGTCGGCAGCGGGATGCGTTCGATCAATTCTCCGCTTGCATCCCGCACATTCCAGCAGGCACCAAAGCCACGCCAGAACGCATTGGACATGAGGATCTTTCCGCAGAGAAACGGAGACATATTGGGATTGGGCCGGGCTTTCAGCACATGGGAAAGGGCTTCATCATTCACCGAAACTCTGGCATCCCCGTCTTTTTTGTAAACGCTGAACGGGATCATGCCAAAGGAATTGGTCAGGATGCGGTGAGCCGCTGCCACGGGGGAAAGGGCTTCGGCCGTGTGCGTTCTGACATCCAGCGCCTCCCCATTGAAAAAGGTGTCGTGGAACCACTGCTGCGCCTCTTCCCACGTCATGGGATTTGACTCGATATTGTTTATAGGGGTACGCATTGCGCGATCAAGCAGCATCAGCGTCTCACTCCTCTCCGAGCTCTGGCGATCACAACAGCATACAGGCTCAGCCAGACACCGGAAACCACCAGCGCGGCCGCCCTGCCAAACGCTTCCTGCGCTCCCAGGACAAAGCAGGTGCCCGCTCCAATCAGCAGCAGATCATCCAGATACAGCACCAGAGTTCTGACCGCTTTCCGTAGAACAGGAGCCGCCCGGCTCCAGATATTCCGTCTTTTTTCTTCCATCAGGAAATCCCCCAGTCTTCACTCAATACGTGTTCGTTGATATTGCTCCCGGGCGTCCTCTTCACCAGCACCCGGGCCAGCGCATTCATGCTGGCGGCCACGGGGTCAATGCGCTCCGTGTCGTCCTTGTGGCGTTTGCTCAGCTTGATATCCTCGTAGTTGTTTTTGATTTCGATGGCGTTTTGCAGACACCAAATGACCAGTGGGCTCTCCTCAATGACCACCTTCCCCTGCAGCAGCAGCTCCCGGAAGGTCTTCACCGCCAGATTCTGCCCGGCGCAGGTCTGCGCAACCTCCACACAGAAGTCATCCCGGTTGCGGTCTTCATTCATGAAGATTGCTAGGTCTGTCGCGTTGTGGCCGTCGTAGTCCACCTCGTCCACCTGCCATCCGTGGTCCCGCTCACCCTCACAGATCCAGGTGTACACATAGCTGTTGTCTGTCACATCGCCGGGCGTTAGTGTGCAATAGCCAGCTTCGGCCCAAGACTGATAGGCGACACGATCCGTCTTCTCGTGGCGGGCCGCACCGTTCTTCGGCATAAATCCATGCATCCGCAGCGCAATGCGCCCATCGTCCAGATCAAAAACCGCCGCCGCGCCGCTGAGGTCGATGCGCTTGCCCAGGTCAAAGCCGCAGTGGCAGTGACGGCCATCCGTCAGTTCGGCAAACTCTTTGCTGGACACCTGGGCTTTACGAGCCAGCTCCATGCAGTGCTCGTCCAGATAGTGGTTCACGCTGCCGGTCTGCCACAGGCACATCCGCCGCGTCAGGAACTTCCGGATCTTGTCCGGATCGTTGGAGGAATAGGCGGTGTTGTGCTCGTCCTGGATCTGCTTCAGCAGGATGGCGCTGTATGCGCTGGGATACCGCAGGCACGGGTTGGGCTTCCGCCAGGCTGCCTCGTCGTGGGGATTGTCCTCGGCGTCCAGCTCCCGGATCATCACAAAGTAGCTCTCATCGGTGACGGACCGGTCTTCCAGCACCCGCTTGGCGTAGGTCTCTTCGACGTAGCAGGGCTTGCTGCCCGCGTCGTCGCCTGCCGTGGTGATCACGTCCAGCAGACTCTGGGCACGTTTGCCGAAGGAGTTGGTGCCCAGATCGTAGATCTCGGAATTGGGATGGGCGTGGTATTCGTCCACCACGAAATAGGTCGGTGCGCCGGAGTCCTTGTTTTTCGTGTCCTTGGACAGCGCCCGCATGTAGCCGCCCCGGGTGCGGTGAACAATGGGATTGGAGCGGGGAACGACCAGCCGCTTTGCGATGTTGGGACTGGCCAGGGCGATTTTCTTGGCGTCCCCCAGAACACGCATGGCCTGCGACCGGTCCACCGCCGCGCATTCTACCTCCGGCTCCTGCTCGTAGACAGCCAGCTCCGGTTGATACGGCGGATAATGGGCATCGCCGCACATGTGGTAAAGGCCCTGCCCGGATTTTTCCGTGGACTTGTAGTTGCCCCGCGCCCGCTTGTTGTAGGTGTGGGTGAACCGCCGGGCACCGGTGTCCTTATTGACCCACCCATAGGTGCATCCAAGGTCGAAGATCTGCCAAGGCTCCAAGCGGATCGGCTTTCCAGCGTCCACGCCCCGGATCTGGAGACACTGTCCGAACCAGCGGATAATCCGGTCTGCCCGGGTGGTATCAAAGACATAGGGAAAATCTTTCGTTCCCTGCCGCTTCAAATCGTCCAGATGCCGCTGGCAGGCCAGAATCTCATACTTGCAGCACTGCTCCCGCAGCCGCCCCCGCACCACCTGCTTGGCGTAGACCGAAACCGGATGATGCAGGCCGCTCTGCCTGCGGGTGCTTTTAGTCGTCGCCAAAAAGATCCGCCTCCTTTTCAGAGGTCTCCCTAGCGGTACTGCCGGGAGGCAGTTCCAGACTGCACCGGCTGGATACCGTCAGACACAGATCGGCCGCCGCCGATCGGCACTGCCGAAAAAACCGATCCTGCATCGCCGACCACTTTTGAGAGTCGTCCGGATTCCCGGCGTTCATGGCCGCAGTCAGACGGTTGGTGGCCCGCAGGTAATGCTGCTCTGCCAGCAGGTACCGGGCGAGACCGTCGGCATCCAGAGACGTCAAAACTCCCATCCGGATCAGTACAGGAGACAACTCCCGGAATTTCTTTGCCAGGGACGCCGGAAGATAGGACGGCGGGTCCAGTTCCTGGGCGGGCGGTGCTTGGATTTCCCGCGCCTCCCGTTCCTTCAGCTGCGCTTTGGTGTAATGTCTGCTGCCTTTTGCCCGAAGCGACGCCACTGGCTGACGCTTAGGAGGCATTCAGCAGCACCGCCTTTCCCCCGGTAAAGGCCTCCCAGCGCCGGATGATCACATCCACAAAGCGGGGATCGGATTCCATCAGATAGGCCACGCGCCCCAGCTGCTCACATGCAATGGCCGTCGTGCCGCTCCCGGCGAACAGATCCAGAACCACGGCCTCCCGCAGCGTGGAGTTGGCCACCTGATAGGCAAACAGCCGCACCGGCTTCATGGTGGGGTGCTCTTTGTTTTTGGTCGGCCGGTCGTACTCCAGAACCGTGGTTTGCTTCCGGTCGGAGCACCATAAGTGCGCCCTTCCGTCCTTCCAGCCATACAAACAGGATTCATGGCCGTCCCATGTATCGCCGCAGTCCAGCTCATCCGGTTCCGTCTTCCCATGCAAACAGGGCTCATGCTGCCAGTGATAATCCTGACGGCCAATGGTGGCGCTCTGCTTCACCCAGATCAGGCACTGCCGCACGTCCAGTCCCACCTCATAACAGGCATCCCGGAACAGCCGCCCGGGAGCGCCGTCCGCGTGCCAGATGTAAAACGATGCGCCCGGCTCCAGCGCGGCCCGCCCATTTGTAAGAGCCGCATGCAGAAATTTGAGAAACGCCTCGTCGTCCTGGTGGTCATTCTGGATCTTCAGGTGATCCTCCGTCCCGCCGGTAACGTCTACGTTATAGGGCGGATCTAAAAGCAGCAGCTGCGCCTGGGCACCGTCCATCAGGGCGGCTACATCGTTCCCCTCAGTGGCGCTGCCGCACATCAGGCGGTGCCGTCCCAGCTGATAGATCTGGCCCTGTTTGCTGACGGGCTCCGCCGGAAGTTCCGGCTCAAAGTCGTCCTCCTGGGCATCGGTGGATTCATCCAGGATAATGTCGTCCTCGTCAAAGCCGGTCAGATTCAGATCATAGCCCGCCTCTTTCAGCTCCTGCAGCTCCATACTTACCAGCTCGGCGTCCCAGCTCGCCTGTTCGGCCAGCCGGTTATCCGCCAGAATGTAGGCGCGGCGCTGCACATCGGTCAGGTGCTCCACCAGCACGCACGGCACTTCGGTCATGCCCTCGGCTCTGGCCGCCAGCAGACGCCCGTGCCCCGCCAGAATGTTGTCTCTTGCATCGATCAGCAGCGGCGCGACAAACCCGAACTCCCGCAGACTGGCCCGCAGGTTTTGAATTTGTTCCGCGCTGTGTTCCCGCGCGTTGCGGGCGTAGGGGATGAGCTCCGCCACGGGGCGCATCTCCAGTTTTGTAGTTGTTCGCATAGGGGTCACCTCTCAGTCTCCATACAGATCATCGCCAGCAGATCCCGGATCAGTTGATTGTGCCGCCCGCTTCTGTGCCAGGCGGACCCGGCCCGTCGGCGTCAGGCCCAGCTTTTCCGCGTACTGGAGCAGGTTCCGCTCCAGGGACTGCAGCTTGCCGGTCAATGTGTCCAATTTGGACACCGCCTCAATCAGCTCATCCGGTGTCATGGCGGGGGCGCCTTTCCTGGCAGAGCCCTCCCATTCGGCGTCTGTTATTTCAGAGCCGTCCCGGGGCTTCTTTTTCCAAGCCGGATCAACCGCCCCCTGCACACCAAGCTGATCCAGCAGCTGATTGTTCAGCAGGATCGTCTGATCGCGCCTCGCCAGCATGGAGCAGTAGCCCGCCAGCATTTCGCTGTCCAGATCGTCCAGGATGGACAGCCCGTCCATGCGCTTGATGATCTGGTTCCAGTAGGCGTTGGCCGGTTTGTTCCGGGAGACGAACGCGGGCTTTTTCAAGCGGATTTTTCCGCCCCGGTCCGGCAGGGTTGCGGCCTCGGCCTGCTGGCGAGCGTCCGCCTCGGCGTCGGTCAGGTGCTTAGACATATTTGCTTTGGGCTTGGGTGGAGTCGGCATCTGCTCGTCCTCCCTTCTGCCGACGCTGCGTCTCTGAAATGCTGATTGGGGAAGTTTTCTCGCAAACGAGGGGGCATGCGGTCTTCCGCCGCCTTGGGCAAAACTTTCCAAGGCGGGGGGAGGGGTTGGAAAGCCTTTGGCTTTCCGGTACGCACACACGCTCGCACGCCCAGACACACGCGCTCATGCGCTCCGGTGCAGGCGTAGCTTCGGGCAAAACTCAACGCGATTTTTTAACACGAGATTGCCACAGTTCGCGGGCTGTCTTGCGGCTGTGACAGGAGTGGCACAAGCTCTCGAGGTTGTTGCGGTCGGTAAACACTACCCAGTCGCCCTTGTGATCCTCGATGTGGTCCACGTCGGTGGCCAGCGTGCGGATGCCACGCTTAGCACACTCCCGACAGAACGGCTCCCGTAGGAGCTGCGTAGGCCGGAGATCATCCAGCCATTCCCGCGTCCGGTACATCCAGCGCCAGGACTGAGCCTCCTCGCTGCGCTGCTGGCGGTCTTTGGGCTTGTGTGCCGGGCAGTAGCCCTCTCGCGTCAGGGCGCTGCATCCCGGATGCCGACACGGTCGGAGCGGTTTCAATGCCATCGGGCTATCACCTCCGGGCAAAACAAAAACGCCAGACCCAACAACTCAACCCTCTTCGGGTGAATCATTGGCTCTGGCGTTTAACGCTCTGGCCTTTATCGATATTCAGGATTAATTCGCTCCGGCACGTTCGACAGTACACTGGGAGGCCGCATGCCTCGGTTTCGTCGGTGATTCGCAGCAATCGGTGATTCCGTCCGCAGACCGGGCAGGAAATCCATCCGTCCTTTACAATCAGTTTAGCACTTTTCGTTGTTACTGGCAATGGATTTGCCTCACTTTCTGGACCATGTCCGTAAATATTCATAAGGTTTCAAGAATAAGAAATCATTAATTTAAATATAAAGCGCTGTTTTAAGAGAGCAGATAGCGGGTGTAGTTAAACACGCCCCAGTCCCCTAGTTGCGGCTTGCTTACAATCGGCAAACGAACAGCGTTACGCGGCAAACGCAGCTGCCCTGTGTTTGATGGGTGTACCTCCGGCTCAGGGATCAACCGGCTCAGTTTACGGGAGCAGCCCCACGGATGTCTGCCGACATCCGGGAGCTCCTTCGTAAAGTAGATTGCTAGGCCACGGTACCCATGCTCCAAAAGAATCTTCTTGCGGTCATATGGCACGTCGTAAGCCTCTCCCCAGACCCATAGATACCTCACAACAACCGGTGGGAAATCAGAGTCTCTGAAAAATGCGTGAATGTGGTACCGGTGATCACCGTGCAGCCCTTCCACTCGGTACACGTAATAATCTAAAGTCTTTCGGGTGAAGCGCTTAAGCCGTTTGCAAAATGCATCCCAGATGTGCATGACGCCGTCGAGGCTGTCCGGCAGAAACTCATCCGCGAATGTCAGGGTATAGAAGACCCCATCATACCCGAACAGCGCCAGCCGCAGCTCCAGCTTGTCCACGCTTGTGCGGCTCATGGCGGGCCCGCAGCGTTTCCTCACGCTTTTAGAGTTTACTCCGTTACGGCGGATAAAACACTGCCGGTCCGTCACAAAAGCCTTTACGAATGGCCCCGCCGCTGCTGCACACACAGATATGCAGGAGACTCATTCTCCATTGATGGCCTCCGGTTTGCGGCAGTAAGCGAGCCATGTATTACCATAGTCGTCAACGCTGTATGTACTTTCCACTTCATTTCCAAATATCCAGAAAGCAACTAGGTTGTACTCGTCTTCATCGTACGCATGCTGCATCCATCCGCTGTATTCCGGATGCTTGATATCTACGATCCACACTGGCTCCCCGTCCATCTCCCGCAGCTGCTCCAGCGTCAGCGGCTCGTTGGTGGACTGAGGTGCTATATAGCTATCGCAAAATGTGTATGTCTGGTTTGATTTATCGGAAATTCCTCGCGGGCAATTATCGTTTGTGCATTTATAACACGGTACATATTCACTCATTGGCGGCCCCCGAAGACTCTGGAGGAACAAGTTTCCACCCTTGCTCTTCCATTTTGTCTACACCTGACTTTGTTTTGCAGGCAACACCTAGGGCATAAAAAATAATTGCATCAGCACACAGCAACGTCAACATCAGGAATATTACTATAAAAAGCATTTTGATTTAACCTCCTACAGTTGTTATTTGGGAAAGGCTCCCTATCCGGCCTTCGCGGCATCCCAGTTCCACAGTCCCTGCCTCGGCCTTCTGGCACCGTTCCAGTGCAATTTTACTCTGCGTCTGGTCAAAGTCATTTAGACGGACAATCAGATCTGCAGCACCTTCCAGCATAACCTTGACGCACATCCGTGTTGATAGCAGCGGGCAATGCTCACAGTCCGGCTTTTTGGTATCGGTGTTTCCGCAGCACCGCAGCGCCCCTAAAATCTTATCAGCGTTTTCCATGATCTATCCTTTCCATACCCCGTCTCCTGGGGTATACTTGTCCCGAGGTGATAATTATGCGTATCGAATCGCTAGAAAAATGGACCGAATATGCCGCATGGCTCTCTGCCAATGGGTATAGCATGTATATGTCCCAATACGGCGTTGACCGTCCGGAAGGGTTTCACGCGTGGTTTCTCCAGCACGAGACGCCCGGCGTGGAGGTTATTACACACTCCGAGGCCGTGAGGGATGCCATTTACAAATTTCCGGATGGAGATTGGCTGTCACGGCAATAGCAGCCTAAAACGGCAGCTCTCCGTCCTCTGTGCTGACTTCCGCAAAATCGCTGTGCGCATCCACAGGAACCGGGGCGGATGTGCCCGAATTGGGCACATCCTTTTTTGAGTCTCCAAAATACACGTTATCGGCGATAACCTCGGCAGAGCGGCGCTTGTTGCCCTGCTTATCCGTCCAGTCCCGGAGCTGCAACCGGCCCTCCACCACGGCCATGCGGCCCTTGGTAAAGTATTTGTTGACGAACTCGGCGGTGGCTCGCCAGGCGACAATGTCGATGAAGTCCGTATCCTTCTCGCCGCTCTGGGACTTAAAGTCTCGATCCACGGCCAGCGTGAACGACGCCACCGCCGTGCCGCTGCCAGTGCGGCGCAGCTCCGGGTCTCGGGTCAATCGGCCCATCAGAATGATTTTATTCAGCATTATCCTTGACCGATCCTCTCACTGGCGCACATATCGCCGACTTGATTCTTTCCGATATCCGTACATCATGACGTCCACGCCGCGAGACGCTTTGATTGTGGCGTCATCTTCGGCCTTGCACACCAAATACTCTTTCCAATCCGGGCAGGTTTCAGGATTGTGGCAAGAAGGTGTCCGGCGTGGGCATTTTGGACGGCACGGCGGCTTAACTCTCGGCATGACGCACCCCACATTCGTTAAGCAGCTCCTGGATTAAATAGTCGTAGTCATACCCCGGGCGGTTAGCGGCCATTTGGATCTCTTCCGCCAGCCGCTCGATGTTATGCAGCTTGTAAAGCGCACCGTAGGCGTTGGGCGGGAGCGTGGCGAGATCCACGCCCCTGATGCCCCAATTGCCCCTGCCGTCGCTCCATGTACACCGCCCCATTCTTACACCTCCGCCAGCGCCCGCAGTACGTCGATCATTACGGCGTGGCGACTGTCGCCGGTGACATTTACCGTTTTGATGTAGCCGTTGTCAAAGCGGATGATCACGCTCTCCTCGCCGCCCTCGTGGTACTCAAATTCCAGCCGGTTCACGCCCTCGTGGGACACGGTGATGCAGCGGGACAGCTCCCGGGTAACAAACTGCCGCATCAATTCAAACTGTTCCATGCTCATACGACTTTCTCCTTTTCATCTCTAGCCTGACCAAAGCCAGATACTTTGCGTGAGCTGAGTGCTTCCCGTGATGGGAGTCCCAGCAAATCCGCGACCATCGCCAGCATCCGCAGCTTGTCGGGATCGGTATATTCAATCGGTTGCCCGCAGCAGGGGCAGGGATCGCCGGTTTTAAGTGTCCGCATTACCCGTACCCCTTTCCTGCATCAACTTTTCCAGCGTTTCCTGCCCCATGTGCTTCATGCCGCCAGGAAGCGCGGGCTGGTACATCCAGTATAAAATGTGCTCTAGGCGTTTATTAGCCACGCTTTTTTGCGTGGCGTCCATATAGGCCCTTTGCCAATACACTGACGGCTGAACACATCCGGCGGTATCGCAGACGTACAGAAACCGACCTTCATCCGGTGTCTCTTCCTGCGCAGATTTCCACGCGCCGGAGAAAGGCTGGGGATCGTCCACGCGGCCCATCATGTAGTCGACGGAGCAGCCCAGCACATCCGCCATGCGGACCAGATCAGCCTGGGACAGATCATCCGCAAAGCACTTGCTGCTATCGGTGATGCCCTCTCCGCGCTGCTGCCCCTCCCATTTTTCTGTACGATACTTGTCGTACATCCACGACCGGTCCTTGTCCTGACCGTATACCTGCTTTAAAAAATACTCAGTTTTCATTTTTGCTGCTTTGCGGGCCTCCGAAAAGCGCCGCCAGCTGGCAGTGACCTCAGCAATGTGGGCGGCCTCCTTGGTCTTTTGCTCCTCACGCTCGGCCTTTTTTTGCACCTTTTCTTCAGCCTTATGCTTAGCTATCTGCTCGGCAAAATGGCCGCAGGCAAATTTACAGGAATACAGCTGCTGGCAGCCCTTACAGCATGTGGCCTTGCCATAGCGCCCGTCGCAGTTTTTGGAACACCAGTCCTGCTTTTTTGTCATCCGCTGCCACATGTTGTCCGCATTGGTGCAGCACTGCTCCCCCTTTGGGCAGGCAATGGCATCCAGCGCCGCCAGCTGCTTGCCCCAGGTCTCAACACCATTGCCGTACACACTCAAACCATCCTGCTTGGCGTCATACAGCTTGCGCTGATAGTCCTCCGGCAGCCGCGCCAGCTCATAGGCGGTGTCCTCGTTGATCTTGTCTTTTTTGTAGAGCGCGGCCCACAGGGGAATCAGCTTTTCCCGGATCACCTTCAGCCGCGCCAGCTTGGATTTGGACAGCTTGCACGCCTCCGCCACATGATCCCGCATCCGGCCGGAAAACTCCACGCCCTCCTCCTTCAGCTGATACAACAGGGTCGCCACCCGCTCCGCCTGCTTGGACTGCTCTGCGGAGGTCAGATGCCGGGTGTCGGCGTTGGCGTAGATCAGGCGCAGTTCCTGCATGGCAGCGGAGACCGCCCCGGCCTGCTCCACGATGCAGGGGGCCTCCTGGTACTCCGTCCGCCCGGCCTCCATCAGTTTCCGCAGCGCCGCCCGGCGGCGGTGGCCGGAGACGATGGTATAGCGTCCGCCCTCGCCTTCCCGCACCCGGATGGGCTGCTGCAAGCCGCACAGCTCGATATTGGAAGCCAGCTCGTCGATGCAGCTCAGCTCGTAAAAGTTGTTGGGATCGTCGTCGATCAGGTCGATCCTGATGTACTGGATCTGCTCCCGTCCGGTTGTGTCCAATTTGGGCACATCTTTTTTGAGCGTATCCGCAAACCGCCCGATATCAAATTTACCGGCCATTGCGCTGCGCCTCCTCTCCGATGTACTCCCGAACCCACGCCCGATAGTCCTGCGCTGCGGCGCTGCCGGGGCTGTACTTGACGATAGGCTGGCGATCAAAGGTACTCTCCGGGACCTTGTCCGTCCGGCGTATGGTCTGCAGGAACACTTTGACTGGCAGAGAGCGGAGCAGCTGCTCCCCCTGGCGGACCACATCGCTATTGTGCCATTGCGTGATCAGCACACCGGCGACTTTGATACCGAGATTTGCGCGCTGCAGGCTGTTGATCTGGGCAGTCATATCATGGACACCGGCAAAGGAGAATCCATCCACCAGCATGGGGATCACCACCTCGTCGGCAGCCATCAACGCGCCGACGCTGGCCGTTGTAAAGCCAGGCGGGCAATCAAAAATGAAGAAATCCGTGTCGTTGTCCTCCCGGGCGGCGTCGACAAAGTGCCGTACATTCTCGGGGGCGCTCACGCCATCCTTGATGGCCCGGAGATCCAGATCATACAGCTCCGGGGAGCCGGGAATCAGATCAAGGCCCGGTTCCAGCTGCAGCAGGTTGTCGCTCCAAACCGGCTCACCGTCACCCATCAGCATGGAAACCATGCTGTAATTACCAGCCGGATCATACTCCGTCTGATAAAATCGGGTCAGATTCATCTGCCCATCACAGTCCACCAGCACCACGCGCTTGTGGTGATCATGCGCGAGTATATCTGCCAGATTGATTGCGGTCACGGTTTTTCCGACGCCGCCCTTGTTGTTCATAATTGCAATCGTTCTCATGTTTCTTCCGTCCTCTCATGTCCAGCTCGCAGGGGGTACAGGAGAACGTCTCCGTCCAGCTGCCCCCGGCGGCTGTGAATCTCACGGTGTAAAATCTCTGCTGAGGGTGTATGTACACGACCTCGGCAGGCAAAGGGGTCACCTCGTCCATCATGCCGTAGGTGGTGTCAAACGTGGGTTTAAGCCACAGCATCTCTCCGACTCTCATGCGTCCTCCTTATCCGGCGGGAAGATCCGGTCGACCTCCGCAGCCGTCCTCTGGTCGGTAAGCTCATCCATGCGGATCTGTGCAGATCGCGGGGGCGGAGTCAACTTGCGCACCGGCTCATCAACACCCGGAGCGATGCGGGAAAAGGTCTGATGGTCACCGTCAAACCGGAACCGCACCTTGTCAAGGATCTCTCCCTCCTTGTTTTTCGCAAGCTGAAGGATACGGTTGCTCAACTTATCGTCATAGTCCTCCCGATACAAGAGCATGATCACATCGGCATCCTGCTCGATCTGCCCTGAGGAGCGCAGATCCGATATAACCGGATCGCGGACTTTCCCGGTTTTCTTATCTCGTTCCCCTCGGCTGAGCTGAGAGAGCGCGATGATCGTTGTGCCCGAAACCCGGCCGAACTGCTGGAGGGACGATGAAATATCCGTGACGCGGTCATATTCTTTTTCCCGCTTCATCCATGACGGGGATGCCACTTTCTGCAGGTAGTCCACAACAATCACGTCGAAGTGATGGGCCTGACTGTACGCTTGGATGTCCAGCACCGTCATGCCTGCCGCGTCGATCAGCCGCACCTTCGGGGCCGTCAGCTTGTCCTTCAGTTCCAACAGATCCTTGTAGTCGGCTTCGGTCAGATTGTTTCGCTTGATAGCTGTGTAGCTGAGCATAGCTGCGTTGGAGACGTGCCGGTCAAACAGCTTGTCCTTCGTGGATTCATACGAAAAGTAGCCGACCCGGTGCTTTAAGCCAATCCCGGGAACAAACTGCAATGCCAGGGCCGTTTTTCCGTCAGACGTTCGACCGGCGATAATCACCATGTCCCCCGGCTCCGCAAAGACTCGTTCGTCCAGCACCGGAACGCCCCAACTCAGGTACACCGGCTTTTTCTCACCGTCGTGACGATCAAAAAACTGCTCGTAACCCTCGGCAAAGGTCATGGACTGCACATCCGGCTTATTGACCTGCATTCGCATGGCCTTATCCAGGATGGCCTGCGCATCGTCCGGGTTGTCCGCAGCGGCCAGCTCAGTGCCCAGGTCTTGCAAATGGCTTAGCATTGCGGACCGCTTAAGCAGCGCTATGTAGGCGTCGAGGTTCGCTGCTGTGGGTGTTGCATCGATCAGATCTGCAAGCAGTTTTGTAAAGCCGCCCCCCACCGTTTCCCGCACTGTGATACCGTCCACCGGCTTCCCGGCGCGGAATAGCGCCTGGATAGCCTGAAAGATCGTGCGGTATTGCTTGGTGGTAAAATCCGATGCCTGCACCCGGCTGAGCGTGGGGCCGACGGTGTCCGGGTCAATGAGCATTGACCCAAGTACACCGCACTGGGCGTCCAGCAGCGACTGGGCCAAAAAGGCATTAGGCTGCACCGTTGCTTTCTCGCTCACAGGAACCGCCCCCTTCTCCCATCGTCAGGCCGAGACGGCTCAGACTGTGCCGGGGATGTCGGCTCGTCCTCCCAGCGATGCTGGTTGAGCCATGTTGCAGGCATAGGGATGTATCTGCCTCCGTCGCGCTGCCAGCTCTCGGAGGTCTTCTGCCGGGCCAGCGCCGCCGACATGATGCGGCAGAGCTGGATATTCGCTTTGAGCCGCCGCCAGGCCCGCCGGGCCGGTTCCTTTCCCTCGTGACGGGGGTACGCTTTCCAGAACCGGTCAAACAGCTGCGCCTGCTCGTCCACCCCCTGGGGGACTATAGGGGGTTTATTACTTGTTTCTTTACTTACTTGTTTCTTTACTTGTGTCGGATTTACCGGCGACGGTTCAACCGTTGACGGTTTTACCGGCGACGGCTTTTCAGTCGACGGTGACTTTTGAACAGGGGCTTGATCCTGAAAAACAAAGGTTGTCCGCGAAAAATGGCCATGCTCTCCGTGCGGCTGCTCACGCAGAAGGTATCCTGCTTCCTCCAGCTGGCGAAGACATCCACGGATGCCGTCGCGTCCGATTCCAACCCGTGCAGCCAGTCCGCTGACGCTGTACTCCCAATCTTCCGGGAACGACTGCACAATGGCAAATAGGCCCTTTGTCTTTAGGTCAAGCCGGTTGTCCATCAGCACGGAATTGTACAGGACCGTAAAGCCCTGCTTCTTGCCGCGTATGATGCTCTCAGCCATGGCGCTCGTCCTCCCGCTGCAGGGCCATGATCTCCTGACAGAGCTGATGCATTCCGGCGGCATAGCCATAGTCCCAATCGTGGATAATCTTAGCCTCCTCTGGCGTCAGGTCAGCTCTCCACTCATCCGTCTCCGGGTCGTTTGTCTCGGCGTTCCAATTATCCGCCAGCTCTATCATCCGCGCTTCGCTGATCTGCGGCATCTCAATCCCGCTCCTTTCGTACTGTCAATTGCTTCTATGATCCGAAATCCCCGGCCAACCAGCCAGCCGACTCCGATAATGACAAAACCAAGCTCCACACCGCTCAAGGAAGGCACCTCCCTCCCCGGCGAATTCGGGCTTGCGTTTTCGGTCGAACGTGGTATAATAATTTTGCAGAACGTTCTTGTGACGCAAGTCCTGGAACACTGAGCCGCTTCGGGTGCCAGCCCGGGCGGCTCTTTTTTCGTGCAGTTTTCACGCCGTCGCATCCTCCGAAATAAGGGTGGCCCGCTCATCTACCCACTTCTCAAAAAGCTTGGTGTAGATTTCGTAGCAGTAATTCTTCTCTCCAGGGATACTTATCGCCCACGGATACTGCCCGTTTTGTATAGCCGTGCCGATGCGCGTCTCAGAGGTCTTGATACCAAGTTTCCGCATCCGCTGGGTGACCTGATTGAGTGTCATGGTCTCAATGGTCTTTTCCATTGTCATTCTCCTTTCGTCGCAATCCGGACTTCCGTGCAGGCCCGGATGATCTCCGTGATATCGCGCATGATATCCTCCATCAGCGGGCGCTCCTCGCCAGTGATCACGCCGTCCTCGATAATCTCCATCAGTTGCCGGTCGCGGTGATCTGAAGCAAACCGCAAAACCCGATTCACCAGCCGGATCGCGGCCGTCTGGATGGAGCAGTCGTCCACGGCCGGAATGATGGACGCCGCCAGCTGGGACTCGTTACGCAGGTGCTCCACGGCCAGAAACTGGCTGTTGTACAGCCGCACCATCCGATAGGCCATATCACCCGGCACACCGCACTCGCCGCTTTCGTACCGCGCCAGCATCCGGACGGAGCAGGGCAGCAGCTCTGCGGCACGTTCCTGTGTATAACCGGCCTGCTCCCGGCAGATTTTATAGATGCTCCTGCCTCTCTCCGCCATGGTCTTCTTTCCTCCTGTGGGTTAAAATTTGGTTGCAGGGATAGATTGGGCAATTATGCGCTGGCGCCTTCACGGCCAAATAGTGCATCAATAGTACAGCCGAGCGCATCTGCCAGTGATGGAATTAATTCCGCACGCGGCATTGAGGCACCGGATTCCCAGTAGGCCACCGTGGACCGATCAACACCCAGTATTTTCCCGAGATCGCCCTGTGTGATATTGGCTGCCTGACGCAACTCCCTAACTTTCATTTCGCCCTCCTTTCTTTATGTGTGAAGTTTCTACACATTTTGGATTATAAGTGGTATTCCTACACTTGTCAATATATTCTGTGAAATATTTACACATTTATTGAAATGTGACTTTTTTTCACATATAATTTTTGCGAGGTGAAGCGATGGAACAGTTGAAAATTTTGCGAAAGCGTCGAAAGTGGACGCAGGCAGACGTTGCCTCTAGACTCGGCATCGAACGATCCACATACACAAGATATGAAATTGGGCAAAGCGAACCAAGTTTTGATATGTTGCAAAGGCTTTCCGATTTGTTTGAGGTTTCAATTGATGCATTAGTCGTGGGAGAATCAGCACCCCTTCCCTCGTCCCCCAACGGCGTGATGGTTCCCGTCTTGGGCGATGTGGCGGGTGGAATCCCCATGCTGGCGCAGGAAAACATCATCGACTATGAGGAGGTCAGCAAGGACCTGACCGCCTGCGGCGACATTATAGGCCTTCGGGTAAATGGCCACTCCATGGAGCCGCGCATCTGCGACGGAGACGTGGTCATCGTCCGACGGCAGGGCGACGCAGACACCGGTGACGTAGCCGTGGTCCTGGTCAACGGTGACAGCGCCACCGTCAAAAAGATAAAAAAAGACGCGGACGGGAGTATCTGGCTGATACCCAACAATCCGGCGTTTGAAGCAAAACACTATAGCCCGCGAGAGCAAAACGACCTACCCGTGTCGATTTTCGGCAAGGTCGTGGAGCTGCGCGGAAAATTTTAAATGTGCCCGAATTGGGCACTGGGAGGAGAAAAGGGAAATGGATTTTGTTGATCAATTAAAACAGTTTTCCAAGAGAGCGGAATCCCTTCAGGGCACTGTCCAGACGGAAGAGGCGACAAAGACCGCTTTAATCATGCCGTTCTTCTCCATGCTAGGCTACGATGTGTTTAATCCGCAGGAATTCACTCCGGAATTCACAGCTGACGTCGGCATTAAAAAAGGCGAAAAGGTAGACTACGCCATTGTGAAGGACGGAAATCCAGTCATCCTCGTGGAGTGCAAGGCCGCTTCTGAAAATCTGGACAGGCACGACTCCCAGTTGTTCCGCTATTTTGGGACCACGACTGCAAAATTTGCCATCCTCACCAACGGGATTATTTACCGTTTTTATACCGACCTTGATAACCAAAACAAGATGGACGACGACCCGTTTTTGTCGATCAACATTCTGGACATTCGGGACAATCAGGTCCCGGAGCTGAAAAAATTCTGCAAGTCTGAATTTGACATTGGTTCCATTTTCAGCACGGCATCGGAGCTGAAATATGTCCACTCGTTTAAAGCTATCTTTGCCGCTCTTCTGGAGAATCCGACGGATGACTTCACCCGCCTGTTTCTGCAATCCTGTTACTCTGGGCAGAAAACTCAAAATGTCCTGGATAAGTTCCGTCCTATCCTGAAAAAGGCACTGAATGATCAAATCAGCGAAATGATGAACGATAAAATCAAAATTGCGCTAGGCGGGTCCGGTGGCAGCGTAACCGTCGCGGGAATCAAAACGCCAGACGCTGCAACAACGCCGGAGGCCCCAGATGAGGACATCCCCGAAAAGAGAGTCCCCAATATCGTCACAACAGAAGAAGAGCTGGAAGCATATTTTATCGTTAAAAATTTGCTGTCCGGCATCGCGGATATACATGACATCACTTACAAGGACACGGAGTCTTATATCAACATCCTCTACAAGGCAAACACTCGCAAATGGATTTGCCGGATGCGCCTGACCGATGCGCAGAAGACGCTGATTGTTCCGGACGAAAACAAAAACGATACAAAGTATCAGCTTCAGGATATCTACGATCTTTCCCAGTATAAGGACATACTAACGGCTGTGCTGCAGCGGTATCTGTAAGAGGGTCGACATGAAAAAGCTGTTATCTCTCGCAATGGCTTTGTGTCTGGGACTGGTCTTGTGTTCCTGCGGTGCGGCAGAGCCACCCATCACCGTTGCCGACGGTGTCTTTTCCTGTACACCGCAGGAGCTTATCGACGGGCTGAATGAGGCCGTGAAGCAGGCGGACAGCAACGTGATCTATTCCGTCGGCGCGTATCCGGGCAGCGGCGAGGAATTGCAAATTGCCAGCACCTCCCTGACGCTGACACTAAACGAAACAAGCGACGGGAACCTGTCAAAAATACATCTGTACTGGTATTCCGGGGATAATAACGAGAATGTGATCACCTCGGCAGGCTGTTATGCTGGATATATGTTCAGCCAGCTTGCCCCGGATAGCTCCAAGGATCTCAGCGCCAGCATTGGGCAGATCGTATCCGACGGCGAGGGCACCACAGAGCAGACCGTTGGCAACGTCAAAATTACATTTGCAGCAACATCTACCGGAGCAAACCGGCTCGACATTACACCCACAAAATAAGCAACAGCGCCGCCCCAGCGGGGCGGCGCTTATCACAGGAGGAGCTATGCGCTGTCCAAAATGCAAAAGAGACATCCCAGATGATGCGGCGCTGTGCTGCTACTGCGGCAAGGTCCTGATACGCAAAGAGCGCAAGCGCAGAAAGCGCCCTAACGGAACCGGGTGTATCCGCAAGATGACCGATAGGCCCCGCAGAAAGCCTTACCGCGTGGAGAAGAGCGGGAAAAGGATCGGTGACTTTCCGTCCATGGAGGCCGCCCAGCAGTTTTTGGATAAACTAAACAGCAAGCGTCGGCTTGCAGATACGATTAACCTCACACTTCAAGATGTCTACGACATCTGGAAAGAGAAAGACTACCCAAAGCTGACAGACAAAGGCAAGGAGACCTACGACCTCGCATGGTCTAAGTTTGCAGCCGTCAAGAACATAAAAATGCGAGACATTAACACCGCCACCATCCAGCCATTAGTTGACGCTGCAATTGCCAAGGGTCGCTCTAGGTCAACGCAGGAAAAGATACGCAGCATGTATAGTCTCCTCTGTCAGCGGGCCATGGAGCTGGATATCATTGACCGCAATTATGCCCAGTTCCTTTCGCTCTCTGCGCAAGAAGAAGTACAAAGGGACGTATTTACAATAGACGAAATCAATCTGGTGCTGACCGATGCCGCCATCAATGAGACTTCAAAAATCATTGCCATCTTTTTATATACTGGCTTCCGGTTGCAGGAGCTGCTGGACATGCCCATGAGCGGCGTAAATATGGAGCGCTGGGTCTTTATAGGCGGTGAAAAAACGGAGGCCGGAAAAAACCGCGTCGTTCCCATCCTGAGTATAATTCGTCCGTTTGTGGAGTATTTCTATGCGCGGGCAACTGGAGACCTTTTTCTCTCAGGATACGTCGGGAATATCAACGGCAGAAACTTCCGCAAGCGCGACTATTACCCGGCTCTGGAGCGCTTGGGTATCCGTACAGAGCAGCGCAGAATGAACCCGCACAGCTGCCGCTATACGCTGGCCACGCGGGGGCACAGTCTGGGCATCGATAACGATACCTTATCAAAGATTCTTGGTCATGCGGATTTTGATGTTACCAGTGACATCTATATTCAGGCTGACATTGAAAAGCTTCATCAGGAGATGTCGAAGCTGGAACCCATGAAGAGTGAGAATGTCGAAAGTAACGGTTGCGACCACATTACGACCACTCCAAAGGATTGAGGAAAAAGAAAAGTCCTAGAACCATTACGGCTCTAGGACTTTTTGGTGGACGATACAGGACTCGAACCTGTGACCCCCTGCACGTCAAGCAGGTGCTCTAGCCAGCTGAGCTAATCGTCCGAAACGAACAGATATAGAATACACGAAAGATCCTATTTTGTCAACTGCTTTTAAAAAAAATATGAAATTTTGAAGATCTCCGTAGTTTGACGGTAACCCAGTAGGAAACGACAACTAAACAATGAACAGGATAAATAAGTTGTCAGAATTGCGATTGCGGAAACTCAAGCAGTGCGGATAAGCAGCCGTGATCGTGACAATGGCATTGAGGTACTGCTGAATTTCCAGACGTAGATTGGGAAATGCGGCGGTGCTTTTTGCTTCAGAGTCTTTCTGGAGTACCTAAGAGAATATGAGGGAAAATGCGCGGAAACGTTGTAATTTGAATATAGAGACTACATAATATATATCATAATATATATCTTAGTTTTATAAAATAAGCAGGTGTCGTAACCTGCAGTTTGCACGAATTTCAGTGGTATCTCCTAATCGATGACTTTCAGTTTTAATATACGCGAATGGACGGAGGGAAAAGGTGAATGAACCCAAGACGCAAGATTTTGGTTGTTGAAGACAGCATTGTCAATCGCCTGACGCTCTGTAGAATTCTCTCACAGGATTACGAGACGCTGGAAGCCGCCAACGGTCAGGAGGCGTTGGATATTCTGAAGCGGGAGGCACTGGGCATTTCCCTGATCTTCCTCGACATCCGCATGCCCGTTATGGATGGATATACGTTTTTGGAAATGGTACAAACCGATCAGAGACTCTCTGCCATCCCTGTTATCGTCGCAACCCAGAGTGACGGAGACGAAGACGAGGTTGAAGCCCTGACTCACGGCGCCACAGATTTTATCACAAAGCCCTATAAGCCCAGCGTAGTTCTGCACCGGGCCACCAGCATTATTTCTCTTCGGGAGACGGCCGCGCTGATGAACCAGATGGAGTACGACCAGCTTACCGGCCTATATAGCCAGGCGTTTTTCTATCAGCGAGTACGCCAAATTCTCGGGCAGAGTTCGGAAACACAGTATGATCTGCTCTGCTCCAATGTAGAGAACTTCAAGTTTATTAATGAGGTGTTCGGTCTGGCCGTAGGGGATCAGGTGCTTCGCCTGATCGCACGGGAACTGCAAAGCGGCCTGCCTGGCGATCACTTGTGCGGTCGATTACATGCAGATATCTTCGCGTGCATGATTGAGCGGGGAGCCTTCGATCTGGAGTCTGCACTGGGCTGTGCTATGACGCGAATCCGCAGAGAGTCCGGAGTAAAAGGCTTCTCCATGAAGTGGGGCGTTTACGCCATTACAGACGTCCACTTACCTGTGGAGCGGATGTGTGACTGGGCGTTGCTGGCCTGCAATTCCATCAGGGGAAAGTACGGCCGGACAGTGGCTGTTTACAACGATGAGCTGCGCCAGACGCGGCTGCGGGAAAAGGCACTGGAGGACAGCATGGAGTCCGCGCTAAACTCCCGGCAGTTCGAGGTTTTTTATCAGCCGAAATTTAACCTGCGCAGCAATCGCATCTGCGGCGCGGAGGCGCTGGTGCGTTGGAATCACCCGATACTGGGACTTCTCCCTCCTGAAAAATTTATCCCACTTTTTGAGCGCAACGGCTTTATCACCCGGCTGGACCGGTATATCTGGGAAGAAGTGGCCGTCACGATACACGACTGGGACCTGCAGGGGATGCCGCTGGTTCCCGTCTCCGTCAATGTTTCCAGAGCGGATATCTACAATGACGATCTGGATGCCTCCCTGGTTGATATCCGGAGGCGCTATCAAATTAAGCCGTCTCTCCTTCATCTGGAGATCACGGAAACCGCCTATACGGAAGACCACCGGCAGCTGTGCGATGTGGTGACAAATCTCCGAAATGCGGGCTTCACCATTGAAATGGATGATTTCGGAAGCGGTTCTTCCTCGTTAAATATGCTTAATGAGCTGCCGATTGACATCTTAAAGCTGGATATGAAATTTTTAAAAAAAGGACTGGAGCGGGGCAAGCGCCGAAGTATTCTCAGCTTCGTGGTGAGCCTTGCCAGATGGCTGGACCTTCAGGTTACCGCTGAGGGTGTGGAGTCCGCGGAACAGGTGGAAAAACTGCGGAACGTGGGCTGCAATTTTGCTCAGGGCTATTATTTTTCTCCCCCGCTTCCCCGGTTGGAATTTGAACAGTTTCTTCAGAATGTGGATGTCTCCGAAGAAGAAAACATGCTGAAGGACTGTGACATTCTGGAAAAGACCCGCCTTTTGGAGGCTGCCGCATACGAGGACTATCTCACTGGCCTTCTGAATCGGAGGGGGCTGAGCAACGCGCTGGCACAACTGGATTTTTCCCAGGAAAATATTGCGATCTTTATCTTCGACATGGATAATCTGAAATGCTGCAACGACTCTAAGGGGCATACCAGCGGCGACGAGATGCTTCGGCGGTTCAGCGACATCCTCCGCTCTCACACCCGCGGGGGAGACATCATCTCCCGCATCGGCGGCGACGAGTTCGTGGCCGTTATACCCCAGATGCGCTCCTCCGAATCCGCCATGAAAAAGGGGCAGGAAATTTGCCGGGCATTTCGGGACAGCAGATCCGGCACGCCGGACGGATGCGTCGCGACCTGCTCAGCGGGGCTGGCAATTCTGCAGGACGGGGAATCCTTTGATGATGCGTTTGCCCGTGCGGACCGGGCGCTCTATCATGCCAAACGCACCCGGAAGGGCACTTGCTTTGACTAAGGCCTTTGCATTTGGTATACGCCTGCATATTTTCTTTTCCATCATAAACTTATAATTTTAGAAACGGCAGCTCCGCAGACAAGGGTGCAAAAAGCGGATTTAGAGGGGGATAACATTCATGAAAGAGAGTACTGCGGCAATCGGGCAGGTACAGGAATTTTTGCGGACCTGGTTTTGCCGCCGGGACCCGGAGACTACCGCGCAGTATCTGTCCGACGATTTCCAGTATGTCGGCACGGGCGACGGCGAGACAGTTGTCGGCTCTGCCGCCATGCGGAACTATCTGCTGGAGGACTGCCGGGAGGAGCCCGGTCCATTCCGCGTTGTTTTTCTGCATCCGCAGGAGCAAATGCTGCAGACCGACTGTGCTTTCGTGAATCTGGGGCTTCTTCTTCAAAACAAGCAGTACAGCTGGCGGCTGCGGGCCTCCCTTGTTCTGCGGACAGAAAATGGCCTTTGGCGCATCTGCCATATCCATGTCTCCGAGGCCGCAGGCAATCAGAGAGACAATGAGCACTATCCCCATACGCTGGTAGTGGAAAGTCTTAACCGCCAGCTCAAAGATCTTTTGGACGAGGCCACCCCAGGCGGCATGATGTGCAGCTATCAGGACCCGGGCTTTCCGTTCTATTACGTGAATCAGAGAATGCTGGACTATCTGGGCTATGGCAGCGAGGCGGAGTTCGTCCGTGATATCTCAGGGCTGATAATAAACTGTGTACACCCGGACGACTGGGCAGAGGTTGAACGGCAGGTTGCGGCCCAGATGGGGGAAACCGGCGAATATACTGTGGAATACCGGATGCGCAAGAAAAACGGCGACTACATTTGGGTCCACGACATTGGCCGCAGCGTGACGGCGGAAAACGGAAAGCCCGTAATTATTTCCGTCTGCGTGGATATCACCGCCCTGCATACGGCGCAGGAAGACCGCCGTGAGATGCTCAATACAATTCCCGGTGCGGTCCTGCGCTGTCGGTATGCCGAGGGGCTGGAGGTTCTGGATACCAGCGATGTTCTGTACAGCATCACGGGGTACACTTCGGAAAAGTTTGCACTGATGGGCAATCGGCTGTCCGCCCTGCTGCTGCCGGAGGACGCCGAAAAGGTGCTCCCCTCCTTTCGCACACAGCTGGCCGAAGGCGCCGACTCCGTATATATGGAGTGCCGTCTGACCCGCTGGGACAACCATGTAATCTGGATCGCCCTGCGCGGACACCTCACAGAGGGGATCGGCAGCGACAATTCCTTCCTTTTCTGTATGCTCACTGACGTCAGCGATCAGGTGGATAAGCGCAACCGCATCCGTGCCCGGTTCCAGCGGGAATCTGACTATGCTACGGAGTTGGCGGCCCCCAATCTGATTGCAAAAGCGCAAGCCGATCTGACGGAGGACACCTTTGAGTCTTATTCCGGTCTGGGTGGTTCCGAAGCGGAAGCTTACTTTACCTCTGTTACCGTGGATGAGGCAATGCGCTATATTTCCGAGAACGCTGTCTTTAAGGAGGATGCAACTCGCTTTTTGGAGCAGTTTTCCCGCCAGCGCCTGATCGACGCCTACGCCGGCGGCGAGACGGATCACAGCGTGGAGTTTCGCCGAAAAAGAATAGATGGCAGGATGATCTGGTGCCGGACGGTGGGCCGCACCTATCTTACCCCGGAAACCAACCATCTGACGTTGTTTGTTTACAGCTTCGACATCACGGAGGAATGGCTCTCCCGTCGACTTTTGGAGCAGGCATCCATGATGGATTATGATTTTCTAGCGGATGTAGACATTGAAAATGATTATTATCACATCGCCGCCCGGGGTGAAATGGAATTAGTCAACATACCTCCTGCGGGAAAATTTCATGAGGCATGTCTTAAGACTTCCACCGCTGTGATTCCGGAGACATTTCAATCGGATTTTTTAAAGCAGCTGGATTTTGACACCATTCGCACCCAACTGGAGACAAACCCGTCCTACTCGTTCACGATGCCCAATCGAACAAACGGACAACTGCTTTACAAAAAATACAGACTGTCGTATATTGACAAGTTCACCGGACATGTCTGTCTGAGCCGCGTGGATATCACGGATATCATCGAGCATGAGCAGCGCCAGCGGGAAGCACTGCTGACCGCCCTCCAGGCCGCGGAACAGGCTAACGTCGCCAAGAGTGACTTTCTCTCCCGCATGAGCCACGAAATCCGCACGCCTCTCAACGCCATTATCGGGATGACCGCCATTGCCGCCGGAGCTGTCGATAACAAGCAGGAGATGGCGGACTGCCTGGGGAAGATCGGTATTTCTTCCCGTTTTCTGCTGTCTCTGATTAATGACATTTTGGACATGAGCCGCATTGAAAGCGGAAAGCTATTGCTGAAGAGCGAGCAATTCTCTCTGGAGCGGATGATCTGCAGCACCGCCGACATGATTCGCACGCAGGCAAATCAAAAGGGCGTGGAGTTTGAGTGCATCATGCACACGGGGTTGAAAGACAGCTATGTGGGTGATGAAATGAAGCTCCAGCAGGTGCTGATGCATTGAAAGCGGAAAGCTATTGCTGAAGAGCGAGCGATTCTCTCTGGAGCGGATGATCTGCAGCACCGCCGACATGATTCGCACACAGGCAAATCAAAAGGGCGTGGAGTTTGAGTGCATCATGCACACGGGGTTGAAAGACAGCTATGTGGGTGATGAAATGAAGCTCCAG